ATTTCTTAGGTATGCGTAAATATAATATATCATTATGTATTTATCATACTTTAGTAGGAACCTTTGATGTTACGATTTCTTTCGTTTTGCTGTATTTTCCAAGTATTTCGTATGTTAAGTTCGCCAGATACTGCTGTAGAAATTATAGAATGTGTTGTTAACAATCTTCCATACTTTTCCGATGCCTTTGCGGCATCTTTAATGTCCATATCCCATTTCGGGAAAGCTACTGACCATTCATTTTCTATAGCTACGTTAACTAGATCCCAACCTTTCTTGTCTCGGTCAGGGCATACAATAATTTCTTTCTGCAATCTATTTATAATGTCAACCTTTCCCTGTCCTATTTCGCCCAATATACTTACTCCATCTATTACATATCCATCGAGCACGCCTTCTGTAACTATTGCGTATTTACGTGGCCAGAGGTGTTGGTGATCTAAGTTATAGACAAAGTCCGGTGGGCATTGTTGATAGTATTTTGGGATAGATTTGTCGGGTACATCATAGCATAATCTAGCTGTAAATCCTACATTTTTACCCTTATAGAGATAGGGAATAATCAGTCGCTGATTCATGTTGTGTGATGTTACGGGGGACCAGTAAAAATCACTTAATCCGAACAATTTACGGTCTAATGCGTAATTAACCACGCGCAAGAAATCTGGATCATCTAATCCATTTTCCAACCATTCTGTGATAGTAAATGAATCATCTGGCAACTCCATGGGATGCCATTTTAAGAATAGGTTTCTAAACCTGGCTTCTTTATCTACAACCTTATCTTCGTCACCTTCTCTGATAGATTGGATTTGATTCTTCTGTTTAAATATTTCAAACTCTATCTGTTCGATAAATTTTTGATCTAAATGTAGTTGACTTAAGAAGAATTTGAATGCTTTAGATAGTTCTTTACCTTCAGTATATGAGGCACTAAAGCCACAATTGAAGCAGTTCATTAAAATCGAATTTACTCCAGGATTAAATTGTATTCCAAATCTATGTCTTGTATCGTGCCCGTGGCCCTGTGTATGGCAAAGAGGACAATTTCTTTTACCCCAGTTTTTAGGGGCTTGTTTTAATGGACCGATATTAGCAAGTATCGCATCTCTCAATAAATCGAAGATCATTCGGTCTCCCATTTCTCAACAAGATTATATCCGGCACCTATAATCAATTGTCTCTTCCTTTGTGTCTCTTCAAATAATTCCCCGAAGGTTTTCTTATTTTTAACATTAACACCATCTGCCTTATATTTTACAGGATTTCCGTGCCAGTAATCTCCCCAAAATTCATATATGGTGTTAATGGTTGGATCAAACGCATCTACCTTAATTCTTTTGTTATTAATATATAAAATTTTCTGTCTATATTCATCAGATATAGATAACGAATCTAACCACTCTGTTTCCATTCTAGATATCCAATTCGAACACTTCGGACATCCTGTTGCCTGTGATAGATGTGCAGAGGCACTCTGTAAAAATTCACCATGTTTTGGACAAATTATTATAATTTTATTACGAGCATGTGTATATTCGGATTTCGAATAGTCATACCTGTTATTATGAACTTCTGCTACTTCTTGAAAATATGTTTCGGCAGATTTGGTTATTTTTTCTGCTGCTAATTTTTCTCCACATAATCTACATCCTTGGCCACGTAGGTGATTATTAGGAGATTGGATAAACGGACCGTGTATATTACACTTTATGATTATATCTGTCTTATCATTTTTGTATACCATATCAGAATAGTCATATCTATCATCGTGTAATTTCTTAGCATTATTTAAGAAATTTTGTTCGCGTATATGCTGATTCTTAGAAATTTTTCTGCGGTCGGTTATATCAACGATCATACTACTATTATAGCAGATACTCAAACGAAAGTCAATTACATTTCTTCGCCGGAGTTTGCCGAACAAATTTCTGCGTTATCAAAAACACATATCATTTCGGAATCCGATTGTGTTTGCATTGCATAATATCCCTGCTTCTCTAATTTCTTAATGGCCTGCGCTACAATTTCGTAATCTCGGTCAAATAGTGCATCAAATATTATTCTGTCATCTTTGTTTCTTGTGTTCAAAATATGTAATTTAGGTATATTGACATAACACACTATTACATCATCTCCATAATTTTTTGTGTGATTGCGATGTGGTGTAAAGAATACGCCGTGCGGGACTCTATTGAATTTGGCAAATTTGCCTGTTGTTCCGTGGTACAATGGCACTTGAATAACAGAATTAGTATACGGGCAAGAAATTAATTTTTGCCTTATTTCAAATAATCTCATCTTATGTTCTTACAATCAACTTTGAAAACTTGCCGGGATCTAATACAGCAGTGGAGGGAAAATATCTAAATTTCAGCCACATAAAGTTTGCGCTGAATGTCCAGGCTTGAGTTCCTGTGTATCCTTTGTATTCGATATCTTGTGACATCGATGATGGATAAATCTTAAACCATCTTAGATCATTAAGATACGCATCGGGAGTTTCTTCCAGTGTTCCCCAGGTTTCTAATATTCCTGTGAAGTTCTGCGTATAGGTTGAGAATGATTGGACCGATTCTTTATGATTGAGTATTCTACCACCCGGTATTCTTTGTGTATAAAAACAAGGACGTGGTGCGCCCATTACTGGAGATAGAATATCCGGTGTCCAATCTTTCGGAAGTAATGTAATACTAGGCAACGGTGCTTTGAATGCTTGTTCTGTAATTTCTATCTCCATAGAAATATTATCATTCATATCGCTATACAATGGTTTCTCGATATAATATCCCGGAACATTAGATACAAATTCTTCTGTTCTAATAAGAACCATCTGATATAATCCCGGAGAAATATCTACAATATCACCACTATCAAGTTCTAATGTGATTAATCCCTTTGCTGGACCAATATTACATAGCTTTTCTAATACTACTGTATTATTCATTACATTAATAATTCTAGCATATACCTGTTGATTACACGAAATATCTACCGGAACTCTATCAGGGCCTAGTGCCCTGAATATGATGCGATTATCAATTCCTTTATGTGCTAAGATTGGATTTTTGTTCATAGGCCCATTATCCCGAAGAGGGCAGAAGATATCATCGACTGCGAGTAATTGTCTAACGTGATCATATAAAAATACCTTGTGAAAAGTTATATCCATTATTTATTTACCGATTTACAATTGTTAAAATGCCATCGTTCCATGCCGCCGGGGCGGCCAATCTTAGAACAATGAGGGCAAACCACATCCGGCTTTTGTAATTTAGAAAGACTTAATTTAACACGAGTTTCATCAGAATGTAAATGTGGTTTTCCCATCTTGGCATTGCTCTGTCTGAGCCTTGTTTCATCGGATATCTTTCTACCGATATTAGGATTAAAAATAGCAAACGAGTCTTTTATTTTTTGTTTATGCTCTTCAGTTAATGGAATACCGCGTTTTGCTATTCTTGATGCTTCTTTAATGATCGCATATTCATCCGCATTGAATATTTGTTCACCATTTTTTCTAAAACATAGTCCTGATAATGCGTATAACATCTTTCTCTTTGTCTGGCCAATAAACATTTGAGAAAGTAGTTGATGTGCTAAAAAATGTTCTCTGGCTGTCAATACAACTAGATTACTTTTATCTAATTTCTGAGTATTATCGTTACAGATACATTTAGGTAAAATATGATGTTTTTCGATATAGCCATCTACCAACTCTCGCGAGACTGCCGAACCACATAGAGTAATGTAATCAATTGCTGGTTGATTCTTTAACGAGAGTTCCCAGATAATGTCGAGATAGTTAGTCATTTTGTATATTTATCAAGAAGAACATCAAAAAAGTTTCATTCACCTACAAAGAACATAAATAACTCGTATGATAAATTTTGACGAAATTAAAGAAAAATTCCCCTTTATTAGTGGATTACGATGCCAGACGCATGAATATATCGGCATTATTCAAAATTCTGATGACAAAATTATAAGCTTCTATGATTATGAATCTATTCGCAGCCCAGAAGAGAAAGTGATATTTCTTGAACTAGGGGAGATTTGGTGGTGGGAAAGCAATAGATTATTGCCGATCAATATCTTCTTGCAAGGTCAGATGCTACCATTTAGGTATTGCATGAAGACTGTGGTGAATAAAGATGTAGAAATTATGTTCGGTTCGTTGACGAGCCTAAATAATATAATGAAGAAGCGTATTAAGAAACGTCAGATTCAACTAATACGTAGGCTAGATTAATCTTGCGACATCTTCTCAATCAATAGATTCAGATTCACTATAATAGCCAGAGAATAGGCTATACCGTGGGCACGTTTAAATTGATAGTTTTCGTCGCCGGCGTGCTTTACCCAGACATCTTTTCTAATATCGTCCCAGGACGAATGCTGTAAATGAGCTTTAGATGGTCGAATGATAGCAAGTATCATTGCCAAATCTTCTACACATTGTGGTTTGTACTTCTGTAGCAGATGACCATATCCCTTAAGGTGAAATAGTTTGTCAGTTATTTCTTCAAACTCAAAGAAATCCCAGGGTGGTTCTTTGTCTAGTAATTCTAATAGATGTTCTTCATTACGAACATTTTCATACATGTTTACATTAAGAAAGTCAATCTTAAAATATCCGTAATCGTTTGCAACCTTATGATCTACCGTTGACATGTTTGTAATCGGGTCACGCGGGATATTCTGAAAATAGACACCTGTAGGGTGCTTCTCAAATTTATTATCAGCACGATTAATACGACCATAGATACACTCGATACCTTTTAGGATATCTTCTCTACCGAATACATCTACATCAACGTCTGTCGTAACCTTTTTCATTTCACTATTGGCCTGCTGAATGTTTTCTTGAATTCTTCTATGGCAGATCTCATATTACCACCGTGCTGCAACATAAACATTGATGCATCTTCATCATTAATGAAAGCAATAACATTCTTACCAGAAAAGTAAGTATGTTTTATACTATTTTCATTTAATAGATGCATCACTTCTCTATAATAATTTACATCTGGTGATAATTGAATTTCTTTCATAGCCCGGCCTGTGTTAATATGTTTCTAATGTATTCAACATCTTCATCGGCTTTCTTAAACTTCTTCATCCAATAACCCGGATCAATAATTTTACCAATCATCTTTGAATGGTCTTCATTGAATCGTGTCATAAGATCTTCCCCGCTTGCAGCAAGATATAATACCCACGGACTTATTTTGCCTGTCTTAACAAGATATGCTGCTTCATTTGCAGATACACTGAAGAAGAAATCTTTAAACGGAATATTATGTGTATTACACCAATCCATAATTTCTGTAATACTTCTATCAGTTGCGCTTGTTGCTGGCTCTTTCTTTACCAGATCATCGACATAGATATCATACACAAAATCTTTAGTCCAATCTTTAAGATTTACACTATTTCTTATCACAAATTCTATGAATTGATCAGGGTAGATAGGCTTCAATGTAGCTATATGATTCCCAAATTTAGCGAAGTCGATGTAATACGGGCTATCAATAAATTCTTGTGCTGTCTTTGTCTTCTTGGCATTCATTGTCATTTCATAAAATTTCTGAAATGCCCTAAGTCCGAATCTGGAAGCTGTTGAATTTATATCGGCATGGCGCCGCTTCTTAACACACATATGAGTGGTAAGCGTAGTTTCCTTATGAAACTTTGTTTTGCAGAATTTGCATTCGTAATCCTGTCTCATTGTATTTTTAGCTAACAAGGTTATTTCCCTTTAGTCTCGCCCTTAAATAATTCTTTAATCATTTTATCATCATACCCGCAATCTCTAAAGAAACTTTCTAAGTCATCCCTTGTGTTGATACGAAGTAACATTTCTAAATCATCATCTTTCATTAAAGGATAAAATGATAATATTGCAATTTCAAGCGGATTCTTTGTCACACCTTTAGGAGCACCTGGCCAGATATGTTTTTCTCTTTTACCACTACCACATATAGCTAAAAGCATCCACTGTAATTCTTTATGCCTATTAGAACCTAAAGAATTTTCAGATTTACTAGAACTAAACAAGTTTGAGTTTTTATTGACTATCGCATTAACAGTATATAATCGATCAGCTGAATTGTTTGCTACAGAACTCATCCAACGTGTTAGTGGCCAGATATGAATATCTTTTCTCTGCTCTTCTGTAAGCCTACTATAATATTTTATATCGCGGCGGTCTAGTGCCGGTAAGACATCACCAAATAAATCATTCTTATATGCTTTCGTTTTTACTTCTTCCTCGGCAGGTACTGCATCTGGATTTAATTCGAAAAACGAATTGCGCCAATCTTGTACTTCATTACTCAAAGAGTGCTCCAATATCAATAACGTCAGGTAATTTGTTTATTTCTTTAACAAAAAGACAACAATTCGGAAATGGTGTATCTTCTAGTGGTACAACTAAGATATTACCATTCTTTAGTTTCGGGAAATACCATTTTACTTCTGCATAAACATTTGTAATTGTTACTTCTTGCGGGCGAGGTACCATATGCCTTAATGGATTATAAACCATTGTGTGAAATCCACGATCATTAAGACTTGTCAATGGCATTAATTCTAAATCGCTATAATCTGAATCACATACAAGTATTGACCAATCTAATGGCATCTGTACCGTGAATTGTCCAATTTGCAATACAACAGCAGGTGCATAGAAACTTTCTAAGAAGATAAGTGGTATAAAGAAATAATCTGGATTTTTAGGATCTGAATAATCAAGTACACAAAATCGCACATCTTCCACCTCATTTGGGATCTTGTCGAGT